TTGATAAACGTCGATCTTGATAAACGTCGATCTTGATAAACGTCGATCTTTTATGGATAAAGTGAAGACTGGTGAAGAAGATGAAAGCGAAGGATCAGAATTTGATTTGAATAAGATTGTTGAAGTGCCTCATTCGAACTTGTATAGTTGGAAGATTGTAAATTGGGGAACAAAATGGAATGCTATTGATGTTTGTGTAAAACATAATAATGAAAAAACGGAATATCTTTTTTTGACAGCATGGTCTCCACCGAATGATTATTTTATGACAAAATTAGCAGAAATGTTTCCTGATTTAACAATAGAATTAACATACGCAGAATGTGGGATTAATTTTTATGGTTTTTGGACAAATCATTATGGAATTGTTAGTAAAGGCTGTGATTCTTTTGGAGCAGAAGATTTTATTGTTAATGAAGATGATAAAGGTGAAGTAACAAAAATTATTTGCAATGATAAATTAAAAAAATACGAGGATCTTTATGTTATGTCGGGATAAATACTATATTTTGTTTATCCAAAATTTTGTATATTCTCCTTTTTCTGTTTTTGTTTTTTTATTTATTTTAGGACAGTCTCTATCCCATCTTTTAAATTGTGTGTCAGGTTTTAAAGATCTAAAAGGTGGTTGTTTTTCTATCCACCTCCAATTTCCAACATTAACCATTGGATCGTAATCGACCAATCTTGTGGCATATAATTTATCCCCCTCCTTCCAATAATCTTTTTGATTCTTTAAAATATAATTTGCCAAAATCATTCTGCCTCTATTATGCAAATATCCCGTATTATCCAACTCTGATAAACAAGCTTTTACTATGTCTGGTGCTTTTTTTTCTAATTTTGCCTCTGAAGATTTCTTATCCCATTCTAATTCATTTGGATAAGCAATATAGTAATGGTAGTAAAATTCCCTCCATAATAATTCTCTTTGTAATCCCCCATTCGATATTTTGGCGAAGCCATGCCAAGCCTCTCTGATGGAGATGCATCCAAATTTAATATACGCAGACAGCCTGGATGTTTTGTAGGATAAATAGTCCCGGCACGTTAAATAATTTTTTTGTGTTTCTGGCAAAGATAATAATCTTTTTAATCCTTCTGTTCTTCCGCCTGGGTTATAAAATTCTGATATTTTAGAATTTGTTTTTAGATCTTTCCATGCCAATTTAGATTGATGGGGTGACATTGATTTTGAGGATATTAATTTATTTGTATTTTTTATTTTTACTGGAAAGTGTACTTTTTTCTTTTTTGCAATATTATAAAAATAAGTGTATACTCGATAGGCCGTATCTGACCCTGTTAAAATTGTTCCAAAATCATGCATGAGATAATCTTGTGATTCTAGAATAGTTAAATCGGGCATAGATTTTTGAATCTCATAAATTCTTTTACGCGCAAATGGAGTATAATCTTTATTCATGTATAATGTTTTTATTTTTCGTTTTTTAAAGATAGGTGGTAAAACAACATGTGGTTCTCCTTTTAATAATAATAAATCAGAACCTTTTAATTTTAGTTGATCTTTTAAATCTTGTAATGATTGATACATAAATCCAAAACAGAAAGAAGAAAAATAATCATTCTTTTTAGGGTCTGCTTGTCGAGGATCTAAACAAAAAATTGGTAATACGCTTTTCTCCTTAGACAATGCCTCAATTAAACCTATATTATCATCAAGTCTAAGGGATCGATGAAATAAAAAAGCCATATAGATAATGATATAAATTTAGCATTAAATTTCTTGTCAATATTGTGCTCACGTGAAACGATTTTATGTAAATATTAAGTTTACCACAAAAACTACAGTACTTTTCTCCAAATAGTAAAATTGATTTAAAAATAATAAAAATGGAAAATATATTTTGTGCGTTATATCGGAAATTTGGGGAAGATATCATGGGGGCTGTTTGTAAATATATTGTCCATGATGTGAAGGAAATATTTTCTATACATGACATGGCTGAACCATATTATTGTATAAAATTTCCAGAAAATTATTATCGCTTGTATTATGAAATGAAAGGTATATCTTCGGAAAAATTTGAAATTTGGTGGGATAAAGTTAAAGATATACAATTTTATGAATGGGACAATATTATCACCAGGGATGATGAGGTAATGATTAGTGTTATAAAAAAATTAACAGATGATTCTACCCTATTATATTATTTATAATGAAGAATTTGGAGAAGTTGCCTATATTGATTATGATTATTATACACAGGAAACGATAAAAAGAATATTAAACAATAAACTTTTTAGATCTGATGAAAAAATTATATTTATTAATCAAATTTATCAATATGTAGAAAATATAAAAAATTATCTAAAAATATATCCGACTGAAAATATAAAAGGACAAATTATTAGAAATGTTTATTCCGATGAAAATACTTATCGTATTCGCAGTGAGCCACGTAAATATCCCTTAGATCCATTAGATCCCTTGGATCCCCCAGACCAATTATATCCATTACCTCTTTTATCACCCATTTCTCTTTCTAAATAAATTTAAGATTTAAGATTTAATATTTGTAACGTTTGAAACAAGATTATAAGAATGTTAATGAATATTCCCAGAGAACTTCTTATATAATTTGCAGTACTTAGGGTGCATTGCTCTGCGGAAATTTGTATTTTTTTGGTATCGTACAATATGTAAAAAGAGAACAAAACAATAAGGCTTATAAAGAAAATACAGGTTATATTAATTATGTTGAATAAGACAAAGTTGACTTGTTTATAGTTATAAAAGTTATGCACCTTGGTAAATAAAAATTGATTATAATATCTGTGGTATTATTGATAATAATTAAAAAAAAAAGATATGTCTACTAAAAAGTTTTCTAAAATTATTAGCTATTCGGTTGGATCGAACAATATTTTTTGTTCGGCAAGGCTGACGACAGCGGTTGTGAATCGACTTTGTACTCGGGCTGAAGAACTTCGTGCAGAGAATGAATTTAAATCTACAATTTTTTTTGTTCACAGCCGTTTCAATATTCCTGATCCAAAAAATAATGCTCTTTTGAAACAGATCATGGAATGCGATAACGTTGCCGAAGTGTACGTTTATTCTGCTCAAACTTTTGGACCTACTAAGGTTTCTCTTTCCTACACCCCCCCCGGCATTTGTATTCTTCCTATGATGGCAGATACCTTTTTAATTGGGCTATGCAAGGAGAAACACAATCTTACTACCAAGAAGGCTGATGAATGTTATAAACAATTTTGTGAAGAAGCAAAAAAATATAACCACGTCGTCACTGAAGAAAACGGCGCTGATTTGAAAACTTTTTTTTCCATGAAAGATAATTTTGGAAAAACCAAAATCCGTCGATGTATGCAACGATTAAGTTCAATGATGAAAGCCCTCGGGCTCGACTCTTTCAACCATGAATTAGCGCTTGACGTTCCCAATTTCTTAGAAAATTACCTCGCAAATATTAAAGAAACTGGTGAAGTTCCTTCATATCAAGAATACGAGGCTGGGTGGGACTATTTTTTGAAAAATCATAAATATTCAGGAAAATGGGGAGATGTTATTCCTCATGAAAACATGCTTGTCACAGACGCTCTGCAATGTTTTGGTCTTTCTGAAGAAGAATCAAAAATGGTGATCACAATGAAGTTTTTGGATGAAGACCCAGAGGGCACAAATTTGACATGTGTCATTAAATCCGATGTAGAGAAGTTTACCAAACCTTTGGTGGGTTTTTTCGGAACACCCTGTGATTATGGCACTTTAGCTTGCATGTTGATGTATCCCATGAAACCACACACGTTTGGAGAATCTCCTGGGGAATTTACAATGGAGCAGGCCGATGAAGCCATTAAAAATCTTGGCAATACCCGAGAGGGGGCATTGATATTCCAAAATGTTTTGTGCGACGGAGAAGCAGATGACTGGCAAGCCTTGCGTATTATTGCTATTGCCAACGGACTTTATGGAAAGAAACTTCATGTAGACCTTCAATGTTCCCCGAAAATTGCGGGTCTTCTCGAAGAATTAACCCCCTCTCTTATTGAGAAAATATTTGGCGATAATTTGACAGATTCTATGCTTACGCTTATGTGTGATGAAGAATGTGTTAATGAAGACCAAGTATTTCGTTGGTTGAAGCAATGGTTCCCTCAAAAAGAACTAAAAAAAGAATGGGCGTAGAAAATCTAAAGTTTTTGAGACAATTTGACGTCTACGAAATCCTTTTATAATGACATTCACTCTAAATGATAATGATAAAGATAAAAATAGAGAATGACACCTAAAATATTTATATTTTTTTTAATTCTCGATTTATAGTATTAAATAATTATATTATTATTATAATACTATAATGATGGAAACTTATGAATATTTATTTTGTTTTGTAGGCTTTGCTGTAATTATTCTTGTTTCTGTTAAAGCTTATCCAATGATGTTAACCAGGGTTCCAAAAAATATACAAAAAGAATTATTTAAAGCAACTAATGTAAATAAACAAATCGTTCAATCTCCAACTCTAGGATTTCCACAAGCGACAAGAGAACCATCAAGAATACAAATGGTACATGAACCTAATCAACAACCTAATAATCAAATGAATTATCAGCAACAACAACAACAACAGCAACAACAACCTAATAACCAAACGAATTATCAACAACAACAACCTAATAACCAAACGAATTATCAACAACAACAACCTAATAACCAAATGAATTATCAACAACAACAACCTAATAACCAAATGAATTATCAACAACAACACTCCGATAATCAAATGGCTCAACAAGGACCTCCTCCTGCGATGGAAACAAATTCAAGGAGAGAGGATTCACAACTCATGGGAAATTATCCTGAGGGAATTGCAAGCCCTGATAGAGAGCAAGAAAGATTTGATTTACAGTCTGCATCTATTCATGGGGAGTCCATGTCGGGGGATAGCTTCTTTTCTACAGGGGGATTGTCCCCGGCAAACGGATCAGAGTTTGGATCTCCATTTTAAAATTAATATTAGTTATCCTGTAAAAAATAGGGAACGTCAAGCAGACTCTTTATATGCCTAATTATATGCCTAATTATATAGAAATGCCTAGACAAATTACTATATTTACAGGTTCGTTTAAACCGCCTCATAGAGGGCATTTATCTATTGTGAAAACGATGTTAAAATGTACTGAAAAACCTAGGAAAGGTGACAAAGGTCCGGGGTATGTTTATATTTTTATATCTAAAAAAGAAAGAGAGCCATGTGAAAAATTAACGGGAGAAATATCGAAGAAAATATGGAAAGATTATATCGAAACATTACCTAAAAAATATCAAAAAAGGGTTCGTTTGGTTCTTTCTAAATTATCATCGCCCACACAGACCGCGTATGGTTTTGTAAAAAAAATTGCGGTTCCTAGTGATTTTTTCTATCTAATAAAATCAGCAAAAGACGCAAAAAATGCAAGGTATGGATCTTTTCAAAATCTTAAAAATATAAAATATAAAGAATTAATATTACCGGGTTTTGAAACAATGAATTCGACCGATATGCGCATCTATGCCAATGAAAATAAAAAATCAGAATTTAATAAATATGTCCCACCTGGTCTGGGAAAGAAAAAAGAAGAATTATGGAAAATGATGAGAAAATTATGCAAATAAACTATAATATCTCTTCGAATCTAATATAAGAATTGAAAAGGCAATTCGCCATCTGAATATAATTGATCCATTTCAACAATCCGCTCAGACTGAAGAATATGTTCAAGATAAGAAAATCGAGAATCAGATTCCGGTTCAGAACCCAAAAAACTCGAAGAACTCGAAGAACTCGAAGAACTCGAAGAACCCAAAAAACTCGAAGAACTCGAAGAACCCAAAAAACTCGAAGAACTCGAAGAACTCGAAGAACTCGATATTTTCAACTGATCCAAGAAATCTGGGGACTCGTATGATTTATCCAGTGAGTGCTCAGATTGTCCAGAGTCTCCAGATTGTCCAAAGTCTCCAGGGTTTCTAGAAATTTGGTCGTGGATAGAAATTTCAAAAGTGGGTTGCCCCATATCTTCATCTTCATCTTCATCTTCATCTTCATCTTCATCTTCGTCTTCATCCTCATCGCTCTTCGAGATGGCAATTCGTTTTTTGGCAGTTCTTTGAGGGCGAAAGGAAAAAGGGAAGCCAACCGCTATCCTGGAGGCTGTTGTCGCGTCGGGTTTCCATTCTTTTTCATCTTCATCACCAGCGACATGTTTTCTTTTTTTCATTTTTTTGTCAGAACTTTTCGGGACGCTTGGGACGCTTGGGACGCTTGGGACGCTTGGTGCACTTGGTTTTCTCATGATCAGATTTCGATAAATTTGTGTCATTTGCTCACGGAAGCTCATGTAGTACCTGACCCATTCGCCGATGTTTTTCCTAAAATTTTGTTGTTTTTCTTCACTGAACAGTATTGTGTTACCGAGAGAAGTCAAACAGTTGACACAAACATGATAGTTGTAGGTTTTTTCGCCCACGATATATCCTTTCAATATTTGTTCTGGTGAAAAGATAATCTTGTTTTTTGGAAGTCGTCTTTGACAAACAGACAGTGTGCTGTCGGACTTTTTGACGATGTGATGGCACCCTTTTATTTTTTTAGAATAGGAAACAAATTCACAACCATCAAAGGTCTCCAAAAAAGGTCGCGTGTGCCTGGTGAAAGGTTCCCCATTGGGGAATGTAAACTCATCGGGAATCGTATCTGACATGATAGCTAATACTTATAAATATCTATTCCACATAAATATTTATCTATTTTTATTATAAATCTTACAAACTATAATACCCACCAACGTATGAAAAATTTAAATCAACACAGATGACATAAATTCTTCAACATCTGGCATACACGAATGACAATATCCTCCCTGTCCAACGGGAACGTAGAATGGACAATCGTTTCCCAAACATTTTGGAGACAAAATAGTCTCCTCTTTCCCAACTGTTATCCTAGTCGTGAATCGGACGTGACCTTTAAAATATTGTGACCACGGGAGACGTTGAATGGGCAACCAGTCTTGCAAAGAAGGAGTCAATAAGCGACGCGGTGTAGAAAAATCATCCCATTCAAAATAACCTTCCTGGGAATCATCTTCGTCTCCTTGGGAATCATCTTCGTCTCCTTGGGAATCATCTTCATCTTCATCTTCGTCTCCTTGGGAATCATCTTCATCTTCATCTTCGTCTCCTTGGGAATCATCTTCATCTTCATCTTCGTCTCCTTGGGAATCATCTTCGTCTTCCTGGGAATCATCTTCGTCTCCTTGGGAATCATCTTCGTCTTCCTGGGAATCATCTTCGTCTCCTTGGGAATCATCTTTTTTGAAGTCATCCTCCAGAGGCTTATCGATGGTTTTTCTTCTTTTGGGTGCAGATAATTTTTTCTCGGGTGGAGATCTTTGTGTATATGTAGACTTGCGAGGTCTTCCAATGGCTTTTTTTTCTGTTCCTTCAATTTTTCTTGAGCTGTTCACTTTTCCCGAAATTTCACGATACAAAGAAATGATATCCCTGAGGAATTGAATGTTTTCCCTGGTTTTCAAGTGATAATATTGACCGCATCTAATAGCCTCCATGAAATGGCCGAGACATTTGACACAGATTCGAGTTTGGGGATCATGTGAGAATGGTCCAGGACTTTTAGCGCATTGTTTGTCGAACAGATCAAGTGAACTTGAAAAATCCCATTTTTTTTGTTTGCTGTATACCACCTTGGGTGATTGTCGGGATTTTTGAGGATCGCAAAAATTTCTCAATTGATCTGAAGAGGCATCGCCGTCAAAAGTTTTTTCATTGAATGGAATCTTTGAAGTGTCGACGATGATGTGATAGCACTTATTCTTCTCATGATTTTTTGAAAAATCTATTTCTCTCCCGAAGACCAATCCTTCAAAAATTCTACAAAATTTTTTATCCATGAGATATTTTTTGAGTGAAAATTTTTTGTCGCTGATGGTGGGGTATAGCTTCTTGCTGATAGCCGACATCGTTTCAACACAAATATTTCTCTCGTTTCTTCCTCTATTATCTAATCTTTAATTCTAATTATTAGAACAATATTATTCTATTTTTTTTTATTAAAGCATATAATAATATTTATCTGACCTACACAGATTTATAAATTATAATATATTCCATTTACCCGTGAATTAACAAAAATTATCCTCGGAAAGCTCTGGAATGCATATGGCACAATATTCTCCTTGCGTTGGCATGTACCCGTGTTGTGTGGGGTTAGTAATGTAAAAATTACATCTGACACAGACGCGGGGGGTGTGTGCCCTCGTATGGTACTGGCTTGGAGCAGATATCTCAACAGGACCATCCAAGGAAATAGGAGGAATTGTGATCGGAATCCATACAGTATTTGGGACTTCCCCAGAGGGAATATGCGGAATTTTCTCTTCCTCTTCCTCTTCCTCTTCCTCTTCCTCTTCATCATCATCTTCATAATCTTCCTCTTCATCATCGTCATCATCTTCATCATCTTCATCTTCATCATCTTCATCATCTTCATCATCATCACCATCATCATCATCATCATCATCATCATCACCATCATCACCATCATCATCCTCGTCGTCATCTTGGAGAACGGGTTCTTCATCCTCATCGTCCATTTTTTCAGGTTTCTTTGGGCTTGACTTGAGTTTGTATGTGCTGTTTATCTTGGAAGATATTTCACGGTAGAAGGATGTGATGGAGGAAATGAAGCTTTCTTTTTTGAGAAAACTTGTTTCGTCATATTTGTTGAGGTAGCATGCGTAATCAAAAATGCATTTCAAACAGGGACGGTGCCGAGAATCATACCGCATGCGAAGAGTTTTTCCTCTGATATTCTTTCTTCTCGTGTGGTTTCTGATAGATTCTACCTGATCATCATACAATTTCTGTGAACTGGCAAACAACCATTCCTTGGTATCAGCTGGTTCCATGTGTGCTGAAGGGTTCTCAACACAGAGGGCTGTGCAAATCGAAGTAAACTCATAAGGTGGTCTGCCTCCATAATCTGATTGATTTATGAAAGGAACTCTGTTTTTGTCGACAAGGATATGGTAGCATGCGACAGATCTGACTTTGGGTCCTTTTTTTCCAAAGGAAAGACCCTGGAAGACTTCAATAAATCTGTTCTCGGAGAGGTATCTTTTGAGAGTTATTGTCACATCACTGAAGATGGGAAATTTTTCTTTCGGGAATCTTTCGTAAGCGTCAGACATTGTATATGATTGTTTGATAAATGGACAATTCAGATAAATATATTTCGATTTTTATTTAATGACTGAATAAACTATAATTGCAAATGTGTGACCGTATCTGGGGATCACATAAATTACACTTTACAATTTGTGCAGAGTGCGACCGTATCTGGAAATCCTGGAATTAAAACCAAGCATTTATCGCATCTGACGTGTACTTCATCGAGGATGTCGAAAGGAATAATCATATCGAAAATATCAGGAGAAGTTGACAAAATTTCAGGGCTCGATAAATCAAAAAAATCGTGTGAATATTCCGAGAGATGATGATCCAGTTTGAACTCATAATTATCTGGGCGTTCCTCCATAGGAGCATCCAATCCACCCTCATCATCGTCGCCGTCGTAATCATCGTCATCATCTTGATCTGTGTGATTGCTAGGTTTTTGTCTTTTGGATGGTGGACATTTCTTTTTGGATTCTTTTCTCTTGTTTGCTCTTTTGGATGCGCAAATAAATACTTTTTTTAGTTCGTCCACATTCTCTATCATGAAGTTTAGTTTGGCAATTTTTTCTTCTTCTTGTTCCAATTCTTGTTGGCTCGAGGAAAATTCTTTCAATGTTGAAAGTGCACGAAAATCAGACAATAGATGGCTCAAAAATAAGTGAATGCAATTGCAACATACACGATGAGAGCCGTCGTAATGAATGCTTTTTTGGGCAAAGCGACCGTCGTGATGTGCATCGTAGATTTCTTGTGAACTTTTGAGTTTCCAATCTGTTTCCTTCGGGACGATGTCGGTGTCGCAAAGGCTGTATGAATATCGAGCCTCTCCCTGGAAGCGTTCGGTATATTCTAAGAAATCATCTTGGGTAGTGTGGACTAATATGTGAAAAGCTCTTTTCCGTGTCGTTCTTTTTTTTTCGGAGATCGCCTTACCGAAGAGAATATATTGGAAGACTTCTACAAATTTGTGATTTTTGAGGAGAGATGAAAAACTTAAACCGCTCGCGTAGCCAGACATTTTGTTGAATAATAATTGTTATTTCGATTTTTTAGGGAAATATATTTCTATTTTTTATTTATTCGGTCTAAAAATGAATGTATATTCGAGATATATATTTTCTTTCTGTTTATATGGGCGGAATGTTTTTAATATTTGTAATTATTTTTGCTGTTTTTTTTTATATTTGGACTTTAAGATTTAAGAGATATCAGAGAGGATTATTTAAGTGGCATTGTGAAAAAATATATCCATTTGATAAAAAATTAACAAAAAATGAAATATATTATATTGATCAATGTATTGAATTATCATGGTGGGAATTTTTAAGGCCATTTTTTATATTTTGGGATGAAATGGTTTCCCGATTATCTTTTTTTACTTATTCTCAAAAAATAGAAGGAGAAAAAATAAATAAAAGTAGAATTGCCTATGGATCTGTTATCAGACCTAAAAAAGCTTTCGAATTGGCTAAAATAATAATAAATGAAAGAGGCATTAATATTCCATTCAAACCACTTAATAATTTTGTTTTCGGTGGTCTCGGGTGGGATATAGAAAATAACCACTTTAAAATTTATTACAGATTTTATGATTTTGATAAACTTGATCTAGATATTAAGAAATATTATAATGAAAATAATACTGAAAAATATTCACCGCGTGGAATATTATCCTGGACATTTGTGGATAAAAAGATAATAGAAACAAAAATATATAGGTATCCTGTTTCTGAAAAAGAAGCTCATTTGTTTTCAGAAAAAAGAAAGGATGTTCAAAAAGATTGTACATTATCCCAGAATTGGAAAGATAATATTAATCAAACTGGGCATGATATATTATCTATTTATGGAGAAAATGATATATATTTAGATACTATTAGTTTAAAAGATAGTGATAATTATACATTATATTTTCCTCACATTATCTAATTAATAAAATAGACGGTTAATTGTTTGTTTTCTTTTTTTGCTTTTGAAATAATGTCCTGTGATTCTTTTTCAGATCTTCCAGGAAGAACTAAAATATGAGTGCATAATGTAACAATTTTATTATTCCTAATAGGAACGGCATTTTTTCCATAGGTGCTCCAATCTGCATTTATTTCTTCGAGGGGATACTTCATTTTATTTGCGTAATTGCGAGTTAATATGTCGACTCCTTTTTCTCCTCCAGAAACAATAATAGATGGTTTTCCGTTAATAGTAACCCATTTTTTTACAAAATCTTCAAATTTTGCCTCATCTGTAAAATGGCATGATCCCACAATACCGAGACAAATAGACATTGGTGTTGGTGAAACTGTGGACATTTTTATATAATATAAATTAATTATTATTCTTTATATAAACTAGTTTTATTTATATAAGGAATGTCTATATACTTAAATAATTAGGCTATTAAATAAATAATATGTATAATCTAAATAAAAAATCTAAAAATACTTTATGTCTTGTAATGATTGTAAAAAATGAGGCCAAGGTTATTGAAAGATGTCTAAAATCTGTTATAGACCACCTTGACTATTGGATAATTTGTGACACCGGATCGACGGACAATACTAAAGACATAATTACAAATTTATTTTCTTCAAAGGGAATACCAGGTGAATTGTATAGCCATACTTGGAAAAATTTTGGGCATAATAGAAACCTCGCAATTCAATTGGCATTGAACAAGGCAGATTATCTTATTTTAATGGATGCTGATTTTGTTTTTATTTTAAAAGACAAAGATTTTAAAGATAAAATGACTCATCCAGAATATTTAATAAAATATGAAGGAAATTTAGATTATCGTCAATCATTGCTTGTATCTGGTAAATTATTTTGGGAATATATTGGTGTGACACATGAATGTATTCAACCGAAAGATAACACACAAATACGAGAGCCCATTCGTTTTGATGGGTTTTCATTTAATCATTTCGGAGATGGTGGAGAAAGAGGTAATAAATTTAAAAGAGATATTTTTCTTTTAAATGAAGCCTTAAAGGATGACCCTGAAAATAAAAGATATATGTTTTATCTTGCGCAGTCGTATAAGGACATTGAAGAATATGATTCTGCTATAGAATGGTATCAAAAACGTAGTGAATTATATGGATGGGACCAAGAAAAATATTATTCGATGTATCAAAAAGCAGTATGTATGTATAAAAAATATAATAGTTTATCGGATGATGTTATTCTTGCTTTTTTAGAAGCTTATCATTATAGACCATCCAGACTTGAATCTCTTCATTATTTAATACATGAACTCAGAAATGCGAAAAGATATGAAGAGGGGTTTAAACATGGAATATGTGCATATGGAACAGTATATCCGAAAGATATTTTATTTGTAGATTTTTCTATACATGCGTGGAGATTTAATGATGAAATGTCACTTTTAGCATATCATATTGGGCATCCTGATTTTTCAAAAATGATATATGATAGAATGTTCAGGGAAAATTTTATTCCAGAATATGAAATGGAAAGATGTTTAAAAAATTATAATTTTTATGTGGAGGCTTGTAATTCTCTTGATAATAATACATTAAATAATTTATCTCATTCAATTAAAAATGAAAATAAAAAAAGCAAAAAAAGCAAAAAGAAGAAAAATAAAAGAAAATAAATTAAGTACTGTACATCATCTATAAAACTATATTTTCTTCTTTGACCAACTAATCTTCATCAGGTTCACTTTCAGAATATATTTTTGTATGTAAAAAATCAATGTATTTATCAATTTTTATGTTGTGGTCTGTAATATATATCCCTGAGGTCGTTCATTATTTGATCGTCAATATTTTCTTTTTTCAAAGATTTTATTCCTTCATCTTCTAAGTTTGAAATAATAAAATACATGCTGAAAACTCCACATTCCGAGTTTCCATATTGAAACCTGGATCTATTTACGAGTATATTTACATTTTTTTCTGTGCTTTGTTTTTTTAGAGTAAATTTCTATTTCATTTTTAATTTTTCTAAAAATCTTGTGATTTGTCCGGGAGGTTCCATTCCGTTAGAATCAAAATAATAAATATCTCCTTTTATAAAATCAGAATATACTGCGACCCAATGAGATCCAGGTTTATTATGAGGATCGAGATTAAATACAGTTCCAAGTTTTGTTTTACCGAGTCGATCAATGAGGATAGAAACATTTAGACCTGAAAGGGCACATGTAATTCCAGATGGGCAATCGACAGGTACAGGTCCAATAAATAAAAAACTTGGATATTTTTTTTCGTATTGTTTCATAACCCTTCGAATGTCGACACCCGTTAACCATTCAAAAGGATTGTTTTCCCATTCTTTTGGTTTTTCTGGACGAAAAGTATCGTTTAACATTTTTTTTGCATAGGGTGCTGGAACAAAATCTTGTTCCAACCAGCACCATTCATTTATGCAATCATTTTTAAGTTTTTTTTGTAAAGAAAGCCATAGTTCTTTTTTTGATAATTTTAAGGAAATCTTTTTATTTTCTGGGCGTTTTTTATTATACGAATCTACTAAAAATAATAGATCTTCCTTACTGTAACATGTTGATTTATTTCCTTCTTTATCTGGAGCACAATAAAGAGAATTTTTAGATTTTTTAGATTTTTTAGATTTATTATTTTTTATTGATTTCATCCCTATGACATTCTAAATATTAAAAAAAAATATATTTAATTTAATTAATAATTGCGGGAATTTATGATTTGTTTTATACTTTTTATAATATGTATGCCCCTTTTAATCCATCGCAGTCAAAATCAATGGCATTTGATGGGAGACCAGAATCTACCCGTGGAGATAAAATAAATTTTCAAATATCACATGATGAAGAAAAAAATCATCTATCATCAAACAATGATTACATCGGGCACGTTTATAGTTTTGCGTCCACAATACCAAAACAATATCTTTATTGGTTTTCTCCTTCTCCAAGAAATACATTAACTGTTACAGGAGAATCAAAGACACAAATATTACAACAATTTAGGTCATCTGTTCTAAGTTCTAATGTAGGAATGGCCGCCAATTATGCAGTTGAATTACATTGCTCGGGTTATTTTGATCAGGCTTTTTGTATTCTCATAGAAGTAATAGGATCACATATCCATATTCATAATCCAAACATAGCCTCACACATAGTAGAAAGATATAAGAAATTTAAAAAACAATTGGGCCTTCCTTCTAGATGCGGAACAACTCATTTTCCAGAAGATGATAACGATTTAGATTTTTTTAATCGTATAGAAATCCAAGCATATAGATCGACCGTAAATTGTCAGACAGTAAGAAATTTTGTGATGGAGACGGTGGCAATAGTAGGGCTGTCACACCAAAAAGAAATGGCCTTTCCTAAAATATTGTCAAGTGATGTGAGTGATGATTATTTAATAAAATCTGCAAAAAGTTTAAAAATTGGAGGAACGAAGCCAGAAAGATTTCTAAAAAAATCAGAATTATCTTTGATATTAAAAATAATAGAAAAAAATTTATTGTTTAAGGATCCGAAAATAGAAAGTGCTATATATTGGGTACTATGGTTAATTAAATTTGAAGGAAAATGTAATAAAAAAGGAGAAAAATTACCCTGTAAACATGCCCATATCGAAAATGTTCCTAAAAGTGAAACAGATCATTGGGTTTGGTGTGTTTGGAAATCTTTATTTAAGCGTGTTTGTTTTTTGCCCATGTTTAAAAAAATACAAATTTCTAATATTTATTATTTATTTCGTGTTTATTTTAAGAAAAATATGGTTATATGTAGACTTCCTCTTCTTTTTTTTGGAATGAGACTTTTAAAATATGATGTAGGCAATCAATTTTTATCTGTTATTAATCAATTACATATTTATATTCAAACATGTGCCAATATAAATACATTATATAGAAATTTACAAATTAGATTAGCAAGAAAATCTTGGGTAGATATCCTGGGAGTCGAAAATAAAAAAAATGAAAACTCTTCAAATGTTGAATTAGAAGTTATAAAAACAAAAACAAAAACAGATCCAAAAAAGAAAATAACTAAAAAAATGTTAAAACAAGAACATCAATATTTAGAAGAAAAAAAATTAAACATTAAAACATCTTACTTAGACATATTACCAAGATCACATATCCTAATGGACAATGACTCTTAGTGACTTGGTGGCTTAGTGGCTTGGTGGCTTGGTGGCTTAGTGGCTTGGTGGCTTGGTGGTTTAGTGACCTATTTTATTAAAAATAAAATATCCAATATAGTAAACAAAATACAAAATGGAAAAAAAAGTTAATATCCTCCTAAAAGCATCTCTATTTGTGATAATATCAATGGTGCTGTTCCAATTAGCCTCAAAAATAATGCCCTCTAAATTATTATATTTAATACCATTAAAAAAACCAAATTCAATATATCCCCAAATGAAAGGTATTTATGTTCCACCCACACAATATTCTCATCCAACACATTGCAATGCTGTGGACCGATTGGGCGTCGTGAATAGTTGGAAAAATGTAATGACTTATTTCCCTGATAATAACGTTCCTGGCCTTTTACCTGGTCCTAGAATGGGAGAAACATTAGGATTAGAAAATAATCCAGATCTTAGCTTAAGTTCACCTATAAGAGCACCTTTGTTAGATAATTATTCCTAATATTTTTATTTTTTGTAGCTAATTTAACATTAATAATGTTAAAAATTAATAATTTCTAATTTATACAATGACAGATTCTAACAAGATGCAATTTTATTCCAGATATTCTTTATCAAAATCTCAACCATATGTTTTATCTTCTGAATTTGATAAAGGAGCCTTTAGCTCTATTCCAGGAACAACATGGATTCCTGATTTTTCTCTCGTGCAATTAAATAATTCTCAATTTCCATCTGGCCCTGAAAAAGTCCCCATAAGATCGCAATCTGAGAGATGTTCAACGTGCAAAAGATTTGTCGGGTCAAATGGCTTTGTTTTCTGGAAAACAAAGAGTCAATAAGGCGAATAATTTATAAATTATATTATAGAAATAATAATTATAAAAGGATATGTCAAGTCTTCAAAGTATAAATGTTTTGAAAAGAGGAAAAATTGAAATGAAAAAGAGTTCAAATGGATACGAAGTTACCTGTAAAAGTACAGGCAAAAATTTTGGTATTTATTATGTTTTTAATGTAAAAGAAAATACAACCTATGTAATAACTTTAACTGGTAAAAAAAATAATCAAAATACGAATACCATCTTGGCAATATGGTCTAATAATAACGGATCATTGATATCTTGTAAACGTGTTTTTACAATAAATTCAAATACATATGGTCATGTTATTCCTCATAAAAAAGGAACAAGATTATTTATTGGTGTACTTTGTCAAGATGCTTCCCTCGGGGATAGCTTTTTGTTATCAAATTTAACTTTAATGTCTAGAAATATTAAATCTGGCACAGTTAAAGTTAAAAAAACAGAAAATTCAAGATCAACGATGAAAGAAATTGATAAAATATTTAAGGAAAATATTGTAGAAATTAAGGAAGAAAGCAAGAAAGAAAATAATATTGATATTGAAAAATTAAGAGAAATTGCAACGAGATTTCCAGAAGAAATGCAAAATCAATATCATAATGATGAAGAAAGTGCTGTATCACATCTTACAAAACAATTAGAAAAAATATCAAAACTTAAAAGTAATATGGAAGAAAATTTCTCTAAAATGATAGAAGAACAAAAAACAAGAATAAAAAATCTTGAAATAGAAAAAAAAGTAATGAAATCAAAAATCTTAAAATCAGAAAAATTACCCATAATTGTTCACAGAATTGAAGAATTTGAAAATTCTCAATCGGATGGTGATGATTTTTTTAATAGCATGTCTGAATCAATGTCTGCATCAATGGATATGTTTCCCTCTATAGAAATTAATGACAGTATAGAGTCTACGTTAGCTTTTATGCATAATAATAATAAATAAAATATATTTGGAAATGATAAATAATTTTAATATAAATTCTTTTGTTTCCTACGGAAATGCAAGAATAACAAAAACTAATAATTTAATTTCTGTTCGATGTGAAAAAAGAAACAATATACCCACAGGATTTTATTCAAGAATAAATGTAACACCAAAAACATGGTATAAAATTAAAATTAATTATTCTAAATTTGGTGATGGCCTGTCTGGACTATGGATAGCAGATATCAACAAAAATACTATATTTTATGGAAATTTTTCAGATGTTAATAAAAAAATAACCTTAAGAAGAATCTTTTATACTTCTCAATACAAAAGATTACTCATAGGGTTATTAATTAAAAATCCAACAACAGAATCAGGTATATACATTAATAATTTTTCTATTGAACTCACAAATCCAAATGAACAAGAAATAAAAATAGAAAAAGTAGAAAAAGTAGAAAAAGTAGAAAAAGTAGAAAAAGTAGAAAAAGTAGAAAAAGTAGAAAAAGTAGAAAAAGTAGAAAAAGTAGAAAACAATAAAAAATATTTAATGCCTAAAAATAAAAATGAAAATAATGAGAATAATTCATGGTTATTACAAATATCTGAAAAAGATAATAATTTTGATATAAATGTGAATATAAATAGTGTTCGATTAAATTCAGGCGACGAAATATATCCGATTGCATTTTGTATATCCAGAGAAAAAATATTAAAATTTGTGCCTCATAAAAGAAAAGATTTTTTCCCACAAATAATAGGAAATAATATAATAGATGAATATAAAAATGATACAGATAAATTGTATGAAGAATTAAAAACATCTCATTTTATTTTAATTAATAAAAGTGAATATGGTTATGATGATCCTTTAATAATTCTGGCATTGTCATATGGGTGCATGCCTATATTTACATATGACCAGTCAGAATATTCTCTTCCGTTTTACCCGAAAGAAATATTTAATTTAATTAAAAATATGGAAGGTTTGTATATTGGTTGGATAGATTACTCTATTTTCCAAAATAATATTTATACAAAAATTGTAAATTATCTCCTGGGATATGTTCGCAATCATATGTCGACAGAATCAATCGTAAAATATTTGTTAGAAAATACAGGAAAAAATATAAAAAATGTTCTATTTCTCGGATATTCTAACGATGAAGACGATATTTTATTTCAACAATCTATTTTACATGGTCTAAAAATATATCTTGGAAATGAGAAAGTTGTAGATGTTCCTAAAATGAATAAGTTATATTCTTTAGAAAAGAATGGGGTATCATTTGTAGATAATTTTAAAAATATAAAAATAAATAGAGGAAATCTTAAAAAAAGAATTACAGAAAAAGAATTTGATATTATTATTGTCATGGGAGTTTTTACAAAGAAAGATCAAAAAAGATTAAACTTATCAGATGGGTCCTTTCCATATGATTATCATATAGAAAATTCCTATACAAATACAGAAATTATCTTTATAAATGGACATAATAACCCAAATGATAATGAACAAATAAAAAAATTCTCTAACAGAGGAATGTATTATTTTAGAGAATATAAAAAATAATACTCACGTAATATTTAATACTCCTCCGTTATTCCAGACAACATTTATTCCGCCGGGATTTGATGTCGGAAGTCCATTAATTATTAAATTTCCTGTTCCTGATAATAATTGTATAATAAATTCTCCATTATTACCTGTAGTAGTTGTACTTGATGGGTCTGCGTTAATTACAACACAGTTTGAATGTTCTATATTTATATTTTGTCCAAGAGCAAAAGAATTATCAGCTGTTATATTATTATTTCTCCCGCCTATTACTCCCGAATTATTTGAATTTTCTATATTATTTTGAATTCCATTGGAAAAGCAATTTGATGAATTTAAAATTTGATTCGAGTTTCCACCGTGGATATAATTATAAGGTCCGTTAATAAGATTATTATTTCCACCTATTATGGCGGACCCCTCCGATAATCCATCTTCAAGTGTATTTAAAAATCCAATATTAATACCATATCCTGAAGAAGAATATGGAATTTCTAAAGAAAATCCTGTAAGCTCTGTTGGTAATTCAGGATTTACAGCTATAATAGTATTTCTTGGATATCCAGTTTGTCCCGCTGGAAGTGCTTGAAGTTTTTTTAAGGTAAGGGGATCGTATAATGTCCCTGTCCCAGAAATAGTATTTTCATCTGGAATAACAGATGCCCCATTTTCAATAATAGAATTTACCTTATCGTTTACAGTTCTAAAATTTGATCTTAAAGTATTTATTCCCATAGAAACACATTGGTCATTCATTATATATAATATCTTGTCTCAAATAAATTATATAAAGAAAGCGTTCTAAAAAACATAAAAAAACATAAAAAAACATAAAAGTATAATGAATATGGTAAACAATTGTATAAGTTTTCTCTTTTGGCCTTGCCGATATAATTATTCTGACTATCAAAAAGACAATATTTCTAAAACATCTAACCTTTTTACTAATTCATCTAAATTGACCCCTCCTGATAATTTACAAAAAGATAATTTACAAGAGTATAATCTAGAGGTTGGACTGAGGTCGGGACTACAAAAACATGGCTATGATACAGACGCTGATATCAATGATATGAATATTATTGTGAAGAGATATATTTCTCTAATTATTTCTGATTTTAATGAAAAAAATAGTTCATTTGGTTACATTACGGATAATTTTTATTTTCTTTTGGAAGAGGGAATTTTAGAACTTATTGAAATAGACTATCGTTTTTTCTCAGAATTTGATAAAAACATTGTTAAAAAAGCAATTAATATTTTTGTAGATGGTCTTTCTCTGGACGGTGAGCGGAAAGAACTTTGAAAAGATTTGGTACACTAAAAAATTATATATCATGTTTAAAGTATCCATCATATACATCAATATTTCTTGGTGCATAAGATGCTTTTTTATTTTGATTTAATACTTTTGATTTTGGACATGGTATATTGCGGAGTCCATCTTCTCTTAGGACAAAACTTTTTTTCTTAAACATTTTTATTTGTAAGTCCCTTTCTGGTCCTGGTTTTTGTAAATTTACACACACAATATGAAATCCAAACTTCCATGAGTCCTTCGGAGGTATTTGAAAAAGATCTGTCCCAGGCTCGACAAGATTCGTGACCGCTATTTTTTCTTCTGGTATCACAATTCCAAGATGTGTTCTGTTTCTATCAACAACAGACTGCATGTTGGAAGTATGTGACTGAATTCCTCCATAATTTTTATGTCCTGTGTTGTATTCTATTAATGTTCCTGAATTTTGTGTGTCAGTATTTATTACACCATGGGTAATTTCTTGAAAATATCCATCATCTGGATATATATTTGTTAAAATAATAATTTTATTCATTGCTTCAGTGATTGGTATTTCTCCAATATTTTTATTACCAAAGCTATATTTTGAAGGTGGAAATCTTCCTTGAAAATTTTCCCATAATATTTTTGCAGTTTTTCGGAGGACAAATTTATTTTTTTGTACATTTTCATTTATGTTTAGATATAATATAAAAGGATAGTTTGTCGAAGACCATGTATTTTTTGAATATAATTCACAGACGTCTTTAAAATTTAAAGCTTTTCCTGTGTTCGGCATTAATGTTTTATTCCTAACTATTGGATAAGCTTCATTGTCTAAAAAATTAAAAGGATTTGAAGACCAAACATCTATGTAATGAAATCTTGTTCCTTTTTCAAGAGCTAATTGAATACCTTTTAAAGAACATACATCATAAGAATGCCCTGCGACTTGATATGGTCTGAAAGCTCCAAATATATAGAAATCAGATAGACAGGTTGGCATTTCTTTTTTATAGCAAGGGTTATTATAAGATATATATATATCCCCTTGTTCTGTGTTAAAATTTTTGTTATACTTTTTACTAAAAAAGGTATCTATAGAATTGTCGATACGTTCGTGAACATATGTTTTTTTAATATTATTCCAGATGAAATACATAGATATGCCGAAGATCAGTACGGCTACCACAAAAAAAAATGGTTTTGTATTTATTTTAAGATTCATTTAATTGATATAAAAGAACCTAATATTAATATTATTATTAAGTATACACAACTTTAGATTTATTTAAAATGAGAATCAAAAAGCGTAATGGTCAATATGAGGATGTATCTTTTGATAAAGTTCTCAGGAGAATCGAGTATTTATCTAAAGATTTAAAGTCAATTGATCCGTCAAAAATTGCGCAGAAGGTATGTTCTAGTATTTATGATGGTGTTTCTTCTTCTGAGCTCGATGAATCTGCAGGGAGAGTGTGTATGTCCATGCAAACTAATAATCTTGAAAACGGAATTTTAGGATCAAGGATTATTATTTCGAATAATGAAAAAAATACTCCCGATCTTTTTTCAGAAGCTATGGAAATTCTTTTTGATAATAATATTCTTACACAAGGGATGTGGAATTTTGTTAAAGAAAATAAAGAACAATTAAATTCATCTATTGTTAATGATAGGGACTATAATTTTTCATATTTTTCTTTCAAAACGTTAGAAAGATCTTATCTGTCGAAAGTTAATAATAAAACAGTTGAAAGGATTCAATATATGTTTATGCGTGTTTCATGTGGTTTGCATTATCCAAATTTTGAGGAAGTTCTTAAATCTTATCATTTAATGTCTCAGCAATATTTTACTCATGCTTCTCCGACATTGTTTAACTCTGGGACAAGGTCTGGTCAGCTTTTGTCTTGTTTTCTCACAGCCCCTGACGATAGCATCGATGGGATGTATGATTGGGTAAAGCAATTGGCTCTTATTTCAAAACGGGCTGGTGGTATTGGTGGGTCTCTGTCATCTATCAGATCAAATGGTTCATTTATTAGAGGGACAAACGGAATGTCTAAAGGAATTAAACCTTTTTTGAAGGTTGTAAATGAAATGTTGAAGCATGTGAATCAAGGAGGACGACGACCTGGCTCTTCTTCTATTTATTTGGAACCTCATCACCCCGATATTTCTGATTTTCTGGAACTTCGGTTGAACCATGGGAATGAGGAAGATAGAACGAGAGATTTATATTTGGCTGTTTGGTTGTCGGATCTTTTCATGGAAAGGGTTGAAAAAGGAGAAGATTGGACCCTTATGGATCCTGATGAATATCCCGGGTTAGATACATGTTTTGGGGATAAATATCGTAAATTATATGAAAAATATGAAAAGGACGGTAGACCTAAAAAATCTATTCCCGCGCAAGAAATATGGAAAGCAATTACGAGATCACAGATCGAAACAGGTGTCCCATATGTTCTCTTTAAGGATAGTATAAATAGAAAAAATAATCAAGCAAATCTTGGAACCATCCGAGGGTCAAATTTATGCGCTGAGATTGCAGAATATCATGATAAAGATGAATTTGCATGTTGTTGTCTGAGCAGTGTTTGTCTATCAAAGTTTGTTGATGAAGATAAAAAAACATTTCTTTTTGATAAATTGGGAGAAGTTGTGACCCAATGTGTTTATAATCTTAATAAAGTTATTGACCGTAATATCTATCCACTTGGAAATAATGATGAAGATAAAACAAGAATTAGTAATATGCGACATCGTCCATTGGGTATCGGTGTTCAAGGTTTGGCGGATGCCTTTTTTAAATTAAGAATTCCTTTTGAAAGAGATGGAAAAGTTTCACCAGAAGCATCAAAACTTAACCGTGATATTTTTGAAACAATGTATTACTATGCCATGAAAGCGTCTGTAGAAGAAGCTAAAAGAGATGGGTATTATGAAACATTTGTGGGATCACCCCTTTCTCAAGGAAAGTTTCAATTTGATTTGTGGAATGTTAAACCATCTGATAGATATGATTGGGATCAATTAAGAGAAGAAGTCAAAGAACATGGTGCAAGAAATTCATTATTGATCGCCTGTATGCCAACGGCTTCTACGGCACAGATTATGGGAAATACAGAAGCATTTGAGCCCATGACCTCAAATATGTATGTGAGGAGAACATTGTCGGGAGAATTCGTTGTTATTAATGAATATATGGTCAGAGATTTTGAAAAACTTGGAATTTGGTCAATAGAAATGAAAAATCAAATTGTTGGACATAATGGATCAATTCAATACATTGATGGTGTTCCAGATGAAATGAAAGATTTGTATAAGACTGCTTGGGAAATTAAGCAAAAGACATTGATAGATTTGTCTATTGGAAGAGGTCCATTTATTTGTCAGACTCAATCTTTGAATTTATTTTTTGAGGAACCGACGACAAAGATTTTATCGTCAGCTTTATTTTATGCTTGGAAGAATGGTTTAAAAACGGGTTCTTATTATATTAGATCGAGACCCAGGGCACAAGCACAAAAATTTACAGTCGATCCATCTTTGGCGAAGAATATTCATAGAAAGGTAAAGGAGCATCAACAAAAGAATAAAGATAAAAATAAGAATAAAAAGTGGGGTATGGATGTTATTTGTACTGATAATATTTGTACATCATGTTCAGGATAATTATTATTAAGAATATTATAACAAGATGATGAAAAAATACAATAAAAAAATATTTTTTATAGTATCAATATTAATACTTTTGTTTTTTCTCGTATGGGTTTTTTATTTAAAGAAAAAAACAATTCAGGAAGAATTTAATGCATATTATTTACAAGAAGGGTTTGATTCCAATCAAAATATATCGACAGAACCAGAAAATAAAACACAAACTGGAGTTTATTTAAAAAGTTCAAATCCCAGTGATATTATGGATTATGTAAACACAATGATGAATAATATTTTGCAAGTAAATTCTTCTGGACAGATACAAGGAAAGACAGGACCACAGGGAATGAAAGGCGAACCTGGTGCAAATGGTGGAAAATATGTTCGTGTTGGTTCAATATATAATGTAAAGAATCCTGATCACCAAATGACAAGATCTGCTGGAACTGGAAGCGGTGCTGTTTTATATACTCAACTGGCAAATGGTCAACAATGGCAACAATGGCAATTAGATGAAAATAATAAAATAAGATCTGTTTATAATCCAAATGAATGCATTTCACAAAAAGATGGAAAACTTTACATGGACACATGTATTAATACAAATCAACAATGGAAACATAGAGCATCAAACGGGGCTATTATGACAAAATTCCCTGTTAATGGAAAACAATTATGTTTTTCATTAAAACCTGTGTCAACGTTAAAATCCAATGGTGCTATTCAAAAACCTGGATCAAAATCTGGAAAAAATATATCTAATACAAATCAAATTATATTAGAAGAATGTTCAAATTCAAAAGAAGAACAACAATGGCAATGGAATTAAAACAATCTAAAAAAAAGACAAATCTATTTTTAATTAATTATACATTTATTGTTATCATTGCTAACATTTGATTTTATTTGGTGATTTACCATTAATGGTAAAAAATCTCGAAATAAATTCATTGAGGCTTCGTCTTCTTCGACTCTCTTTATATCATCCTTTGATAATTCCCAATATCCTTGGGAATCAAGAGAAACAATACAGTTTTCGAGTATTTCGTTGGTAGATTCTAATTCTGACTTTAGATTTTTTAATAGAATAAATCTTTCGATCGACATTTTTTTTCCTTTTTGTAATTTTAATTTTTTATTTAAAATATTAAAATTTGATCTTAATGATGAAAATTCTATAGCTATTTTATTTGATTCTTCCTCAATTATTTCTGAATCAATCTTAATTTCTTCTGTTTCACTCATTTTATAAATATTAATCTCACCCCATACATCTTAAGCCATCCAACATAAATTGACTATAAATAATAAAATAATTATTATTTTTTTACCATATAAATATAAGGTATGATTGTGCTAATATCTTTTTCAGAAATATTATGCCCCTTGCATTGATTCAAGACAAATCTATTAATTTTTGAAATATAACTATCTACAAGATAATTAAGGGCTTCTTCTTTCGAGACAGATTCTGTTATTGTTTCATAATTTTTAAAATAATTATCTTCATAAAAAAAGGATAAAATATAATATAAAAATAATTTCATCCTTTCTGTTTGAACATCATGGATATTAATAATATCATAGCACCAAATAAAAAATGTTCTTTCTCCCAGAATATCAAAACTTCTCGAAGAAAATAAAAAAAAAATATTCATAAAATTATCATCTGGAATATTAATTTTCTTGTTTTTATATTTATGTTTAATATATGGAAACGTCTTTTTCACAAGATGGTTATAATTTAAAAAAATACGCCCTACAATTCGCTTCATTGATAATTTTAATAAAAGGGGCATCTTTGGAAGGGATATTGAATCAATCACTGCGCAGTCGTCTTCTAAATTATGGTCCTTTTCAGGACTGTAAGATAAATTATGGTCCTTTTCAGGACTGTAAGATAAATCATCGATCTTCGACATTTTTAAATTTCTTTACTAAATTATCATAATTAGTATAGAAATTTAAAAATAAATCACTTTTTATTTTGGAATAATGAGAACGTTTCCCGATAAATCTTTTCGAGGGTGCTTATGATCCAGGAGTCGTTCGGTTATTGTAAAAAGGAAAGGTAATTCTCTTTTTTTTCTGCTGGCGTTTCGCCTATTAACCATATGATCCCATTTTTTCTTTGAAAATCCATGAAGTAAACGATTTCTTTCGTCCATGTAGGCCCTTATATTTGTGTTTCCGCTGTTGTATTTTCTGATTATTGAGCATTGGCACATTCCATGTTTTTTTTCTTCTTCTAAATATTTTTGATAATGATTAATGGATAATTGTCTTTCTAAAAGTTCAAGATATATATTTGCCATAACGGCCCTCCATTCAACATATGCCTCAACGGGAAAAGGATCATTAATATCGAGACTGAATGAATGTATTAATTCATGAACCAAGACTTTTAATATTTCTTCTTTTCTCCATAAACAAATATCGCCGTTATGTTTTGCTTTTGGGCCATGTGACCATGTTGTCGTGCTTCCGCTGTTGATATTGTCTATTGTGAATTTTTTATTGGGTATTTCTTTTTGTAGGGGGGTCGGCCAGATCCATATGCTAAGATTTTTATTATTTTTACATAATTGTCTCATAAATTGTATTCTTCCAAATATCAATCTAATCATATCTTCCCACATGTCAATATTATCGTCTTTAAGAAATAAACATAGTTTTGTGTTTTTATCGCAAATAAAATATCCACGATTAAAAGTTAAAATATAAGGCTTTTTATTTTTTGATATGAAAATATTATTCTTTATGTGTTCTGTCCCTGTATTTAACATATTAAATTCAGGGTGATCCGGAACTATTTTCTGAATTTGAACTGTCCGAGGTATCATTTTTAATCTCTGGTAACTCTGTTAATGTAGAGAAAGATGTTTCTTCACGATTAATTAAATTAGTTGATTGATAAGATGATATATTTTCAATATTTAAATTATGCATCACAAATCTTCTCAAATAATCATCAAGATTTACGTCTTGTGTCGCTCTATCTTTTTTAAATTCAAATGTTCTTTCATCGATCATCTTTACTGTCCACCCTGCAAGAATAGCATTAAATACAAAAACCATTTTATGAATTTGAACAATATCTGTCGAGCCTCTTGACGACATATTTTCGCTGTATAAATGAGACAGCACAGATTTTTTCATATTTTAACGAACACTTAAGGAAATTAAGATATTTTGTCATTATGTCGATTCAATATCGTGTTAAAAAAAAGAAGAGAAATCCTCATGATTCTCGAATTACACTGGATGCCCAACATAAAATGAAGTTAGAAGAGCTTGATCAGATGGTCAATGATCTTCCTCAAATGAAGAAAGAATTAAAGCGCCTCTGTAAAGAAAAAGATATATTGTATAAGAAGAATGGTGGTTTTGGAATTATTAATCCTGATACTGGCAGAAAAATATATCTAATCAACAAAGATATCAATGATATGTCTTCTAAAATAAAAGATATTGAATCTGGAAGAATGGGGGAAGAATATTATGCAAAGACAGCGCATATCTTGTACTCATATTATGATAATATAAAATCTGTTGCTGAAAGACATTTGGATGAAGAGGAAGAAATACAAAAATTGGATGATGAAGATATGGAAAAATATGTCGACGCATATGAAGAAATAGAGACAAAAAAGATAGATAAAAATAAAAAACCACGTAGGACAGTTATTGATTTTTTTAATAAAAATTTAAATAATGATCATAAAAAGAAAACATTTTCTGCGACAAAGATTTCTGATTTTATTGACATGTCCGAAAGATCGAACAGGGCTAATTTATTAGAAGCATATACTAAAGTTGTTGATCCACAATCTTATAAACCTGGACATCAATATGTTAAAACAGAGATTGATATTTGCCCTCATTGTGAAATGGAAATGTCTTTAGTTCAATCTGAAGGTCTTGTTGTCTGTCCTCAATGTGGAAGAGAAGAAACAATTATTATTGATTCTGAAAAACCAAGTTATAAAGATCCTCCACCTGAGGCAGGAGAATTCACATACAAACGTATAAATCGTTTCGATGAATGGTTAACACAATATCAAGCAAAAGAAACAACAGAAATACCTCAAGAAGTTTTAGATAAAATACTTATTGAAATGAAAAAAGATAGAATCATTAATCTATGTCGTTTAACAATGGAAAAAGTTAGAGGATATCTTAAAAAACTTGGGCTAAATAAATATTATGAACATATCCCCCATATTATTTATTGTCTTAATGGTTTACCAACACCTAGATTAACACAGGAAACAGAAGAAAAATTAAGATCTATGTTTAGGCAGATACAGGATATATTTGACCAGGTTTGTCCAACAAACAGGACTAATTTTTTGTCTTATTCTTATTTATTGAGAAAATTATTAGAATTACTTGGAGAGGATGAACATAAAAAATATTTTAGGTTGCACAAATCAAGGGAAAAGATATATCAACATGACAAGACATGGCAAAAAATATGCAAAATACTTGGGTGGCAGTTCATACGAACAGTCTAATTTTAAAATATCATATTTCTATAATTTCTCTTAAAATTATAGAAATGTGAAAAAATATGCAAAATACTTGG